GGTTGAGGCAAAAGGTTGAGGCAAAAGGTTGAGGCAAAAGGTTGAGGCAAAAGGTTGAGGTATTCAAATAATGGCTATTCATAAGCTAGCAACAGATACTGCCCGAGTCGGTGTCATTAAGGGCATTATGCTCGATACGGCTATGGCGGAAGAGGCATTGAGTTCTGCAGGAGACACCATCCCAATGCAGACTAATGCAGGTAATGTTTATAAGTTCAAGCGGTTTATTTTACCGTCTGGGACTGATAACCTATGGGTGGCGGCTGGAGGTGACGACGAGTTCGTACAGTCTCGGCAAGCGGCTGAGGGTGTGACTCCCACAGCCAAGTCAGTTTCCTCCACCATCATTTCTGCAACTCCTATTCGATATTCCGTCCTCTATGGATACACGAAGGAGACAGCAATTCTATTCGAGGATGATATTCCGCATCAGGAAGTAGAGTTTGCCGGAGATGAAATTCGACTTGTCCGAGAGTTCCATAACTTCGGTAAGTTGAAGGCTGCTACCAATGCGTTCTTTGGGGGTACTGGTGTTACCACTGGTACGGTTAATGGTACGATTACAAAGACTCTCTTAATGAAAGTTAAGCAGGATCTTCGTCGGTACCATTGCAAACCCCAGAATAAGGCACTAAAGGGCAGTACTGATTACGCTACATATCCAATACCAGGGTGTTATCCAGCGTATTGTCATACTGACTTGGAGTATGATATCCGTAACCTTCCTGGGTTTGTGAGTGTGGAGGAATATGGATCAATGGCAACTATTTCACCCAATGAAATTGGGGCAGATAGACAATCTGGATTCAGATTTGTTCTTACTCCTGAATTGACTTACCAACCAAATGCTGGTGCGGCAGTCGGCTCAACTGGTCTAGCCTCTGATAATGCTTCGAATATCAATGTGTATTCGATGATTGTAATGGGCCAGAACTACTTCAAGCAGGTCGCACTTCGTGGCAAGGACTCAGTTCGGGTAAACCATATCCCCTATGACCGTGCCGATAAGGCTGATCCTGGTGGCGACCGCGGTTATATCTTTGGTGAAACTTACCACGTAGCTGAGATTACTAACCAGGACTGGGGCGCTACTGTTGAAATTGGGCGTACTGCTATCTGAGGCTAGATTATGACTGCTTCTATTAAAGAGTATATCCAAGAAGTGAGTGATTCTGCTTCGCAGAGGGCATTATACGCCCTCTTTGAGGCGGTTCGTTCTGAGCTTGCTGAGTTGAAGACTGACTCAGTAATTAATGCACCAACTCTAAGCACTGGGTCTACCGCCGAGAATGTAGCTACTACAGCATTTCAATATCGTATTGATGGTGTTACGTATACCAAAGCGGCTGTTACTGCAGGTACAGCTCTAGGTATTACAGATACTATCAATACTGGAGCTGCTACTGGCACGTTTTATGGTGGATTCGCTGCTCAGATCAATGCTGGTGGTACAATCACTTTCAAGTCGGCTGCAACTGATCAAGTAAAGACTAGTGAGGCGGCTGCTGAAGCTGTAGCACGAGCAATTACGGCTACTGCCGGGAATGTTATCATCGGTTATTTTGCCGTTGGTGCTACCGCTGATGCAGATTGGGTAGCTGGAACTGATGATCTTACGGCAGCGTCGGATTGTACTAGTGTAACTTATTGGTCGGCAGATGCCGACCATTTTCTAACGGAGTAAACCTATGGCTTATGTTGCTGTTTCTGCGGTAACTGGACTTACAGTTGCCTTTCAATCTCAAGGTGGTACGGCCTCGGATTATTGCGCAATTCGAGGATATGGTACATATACTGCTGCTGACTTCTATCTGGACTACTCTAATGGCCCTGGGTTTAGCCCGTCCAAGGTAGTAGTGACTAACTTAACAGATGGTACTATGGGCGTATGGTGGCTGAGTGGTACTGGACTAACGAAGGTTGGCTATACACAGGTTGCAGCTGGAGATAAGACTCTTGTTGCCGCCGCTAGCATTGGTGTAGCTTATTCAGATGGCCACCTCAATGTAGATGTCTCAGATTGTTGCCCTATCACAACTAATGATGACTTTCTAATCGAGTGTTATCGATAATGGAGACTATATGGGGTGCCCTAGTGGCACTCCAGAGGTATAAACATGGCTGATACAATTACTACAACCACTCTTCGATCAGAAGGCAGATCTTATGCTTTTTCTAGACTATGCGTTTCAGATGGCACCGGAGAAAGTGGAGCAATAGTTGTAGATAAATCAGCTATGACTATTGGCGGTCAATATCCTGCGATTGCTGTGAGTCATGCGGCCATTGAACGAGTTAGGGGTATCAACTCAGGATTTACTACTATAACTCTCTCTTGGGATCACACCACAGATGATGTGGCGTTAGTACTTCCTGCTGGAGCTATCAACATGGACTTTCGAGATGTAGGTGGGTTACACGACCCTCAATCTACTGGAGGTACAGGAGACCTCTTAATTACCACTGCTGGTGCAGACTCAGGAGATTTGTACCACTTAATCATTGAACTTACTCTCTACGCATAATGGCTACTAAAATAATTCAAAGGTCTTTGGAGGCAGATGATACTGCTGGTCCTAAGATCGAAATTAATACTTCCCTACCGTTAGTTGATGATATCCCACAAGATGCAGATGATAAGCTATTTAGGGAACTGGCTTTTTTAAATCAGCTTGTAGAGATTGTGCTACAGCCTTTAGAAGCATCTATGGGTGAACCGTCGGTTCCTATTAGTGTAGATGGCGACCGTATATCTTTAACCCCAGGAATTCCTATTACAGTTCGGCGTTATCATCTTGATAGGCTTATTAGGGCTCGGCCTGATTCTGTTACTAGGGACGGCGGCGAAATTTCTATGCCTGAAAGTCAACGTAATTTAGTGTATCGTCAAAGTTTTTCTCGCTATAATTTTGACATAATTAAAGATACACCTGCCGGACTGGATTGGGCCAGAGAACTTCGTAGAAAGTATACTCGTCGATGAACTTCAAAGACCTTTGCGAGTTAGTATTTGAAGAGGTTAATGGAAGGCCATTAACCTTTTCATCTATTAGCCTAAGTACGTTAACTGATCCATTGCAGCGCCGCGTTGTCAAGGAAGTGAAGAGGGCTTATTGGGATATCTTGCTTTATTCACGACATTGGCGGTTCTTATTCCGTCGCGGTCTGATGGCTACGCTATACTCCAACACCTACGACTACCAGCTATGCAATATCCAATCTTTTGATTGGAATAGTTTATATCTTACTCAGGATGATACTGATGCTCGTTGGCCTGTATATGAAGAGCTGTTCGACTCTTGGAGTTTAAGAGAGCAAACAAGTCAAGAGACTATTGGGATTCCCACAAACATGATTCGGTCTAGAGAGCCAGACCATTGGCTGTTTTGGCCGATTCCTAATGGAACTTACTATCTAAATGGGAACTACCAATATAAACCCTCTAATTTCTCTCTAGCCACGGATGTACCTCTCTGGGATGAGGAGTATCATGAATTAATTGCTTGGATTGCGGTTCGTCGCTTAGAAGCTCGTGTAAAAACTCAGGATGAGATTGTAAGCCAGCTTAATACTCTTGAAGCTATTCGGCTTACTGGGTCTGTTGGAGATAGGTTCTTAGAACGATATTTTCCAAAAATCGGTAATAACTACAATATTTACTCCTTTGGGGGATAATAATGGCTAACCCAGTTGATGTTAAGTGGTTTTCGTCTGATATGGCTGGTGCTCCAACGTTATCTGGGGAAGTAGGTAAGACGATTGGAGTTCTAGACGCTTGTTTAATCGATGGATTTGGAGACATAACGCTAGATAGTGTTAGTGTTTCTAGTAGTATCGCTACTGCTACATATAGTGCGGGTCATGGGTTTCTTGACCACTCGGTTATCCTTATCGCCGGTGCAGGTGATTCCTACGTCAATGGTGATAAGCGAATAACGTATGTTAGCTCTACTCAATTCACTTTTGACGCTACTGGAGCTGGCGATGGATCAGTTAGTGGAACTATTACTGCCAAAGTTTCTCCAGTAGGATGGACTAAAGATTATTCTGGAACTAACAAAGCCGCTTATGCTAGGAGCGATGTGACAGCTACAGGGGCTTTACTTCGTATTGACAACTCTGGTACTGGCTCGGCTACATACATACGAGTGCGGGGCTATGAATCGATGACTGATGTTGATACTGGTAGCGGAGAGTTTCCTACAGACGCTCAAGTATCTGGTGGTCACTACTGGGCGCAAAGTTCTACAGCATCTTCTACTACTAGAGAGTGGAGACTAGCCGCGGATGGACTATCTCTCGTCCTTTGGGTTAACCACAGTGGCACTGCTACTGCTGCTTCCGTCAATTACTTTGGTGATTTAGAAAGTGAAAAGGCTAGCGATGCTTATTGTGCAATGCTAACTGGTGGGGTAACTACTAGTGTGGCTAGCATGAGTGGTTTGGTAGGCACTAGCGCCAATAATAAGTTTATGCCCAAATCGTATACTCAGGTGGGAACATCTACTGAGGGTATTTTTAAAGGTCATGTACTAAATAGTAGTGGTATGGGTTATGCTGGCAGTGCTTATCCATCGGCTCTAGGATCTCAAGTATACATTACTAAGCCTGAGATTTGGGAGTCGGCTACTGTATTCAGAGGTACAATTCCGGGTGTCTATGCTCCTATCCACGCGGCTTCTGGAATCACAGATGGAGACTCTACTACTTCTATAACTGGATTAGAAAATAGGGTAATTCAGTTCTGGAGGGCACAGGCTTCCTATTGTGTAGCTGTTGATCTGACGGGGCCTTGGAGATAATGGCAGGTTCAATTTTACAAGAGCTTCACAGTTACGACCTAGACTTTGGCGGTTTAGGCCAAATTTCTGATACGATCGATGAAGAAGGTACTGCTGGGGCATATCGAGTACGTTTATACCATCGCTTGACTGGAAAACTTATTAAGCAGGTGTGGAGTCATGCGGATGGAACATATACGTTTGACCACATTGCTGAGGAAAGTGAAGGATATTTCGTAGTTGGCTTTGATCACGGGGCAACTCCTGTGCAGGCAGCAGTAGGAGATTTGATTACTCCGGAGCCTATGTAATGCCATACGAATCCCCAGGTTCAGCTACTCTCCATCTAGGAGGTGGAATTGAGACTGTTGGATCAGCAACGCTCCACTTGGGAACCACTTCGTCCCTAGTTACTAGTTCACTCAGTCTAGATGGTATCCTAAAAGGAACTGGGATAACTGCAACCATTAGTTTG